GAGGACGACGGCATCCAGATGCTGCTCTACGGCAAGAGCGGCACGGGCAAGACCACCCTCTGGTCGTCGTTCCCCAGCCCCATCCTGAGCCTCGTATGCTCGGGGGGAGACAAGCCCGGCGAGCTGCGCTCCATCAACACCGCCGAGAACCGGGAGAGGATCAAGCAGGTCACTCTTCGCAAGTCGTCGGAGATACTGGAGGTCACTCAGCATCTCCGCTCTGGCCGGGCCGACCCGCCGTTCCGCACCGTCGTCCTAGATCACGTCTCGGGCCTGGCCGACATGATTCTGGCGGAGATACTGAACGTCGATCAGCTGCCGGCGCAGAAGACGTGGGGACTCGCCTCCCAGCAGGACTACGGTCAGCTGGCCCTCCAGGCCAAGAACTTGCTCAGGGATCTACTCGGGCTGAGTAAGATGAATGTCATCATCGTCGCCCAGGAGAGGGAGTTCAACACCGACGGTAACAATGAGCTACTGGCCCCGTTCGTCGGCGCAGGCCTCACTCCGTCATTGGTCGGGTGGCTCAACACGGCGGTGGATTACATCTGCCAGACGTTTATCCGTCAGGCTTACGTCATCAAGCAGATCCGTGTTGGGATCGGCAAAGAGGCGAAGATGAAGGAAACGAGGGAGGCCGTGAAGGGGAGGGTAGAATATTGTCTCAGAACCGCCCCCGATCCGGTCTACATGACTAAGTTCCGCCAGCCCAAGGGGCGTGAACTGCCGCCCGAAATCGTGGACCCAGACTACGACAAGATCATGGCCTTGATCAACTAGACTCTTGTAGCATCGCCCCCCGTGTATCCGAGTGAAGCAACAGGCTACGCAGGGTAGGCCTGTGACGTAGGTTTCGTAATCAGGAGATTCTCATGGCGGCCAAGACGACGCAGTCACTGATGGCGAGCAAGTTTGCGGGCACCATCAACGAGGCTTTCGAGGAGCACAAGCACGACGAGGTGCAGGTCAGTGCCTTCGGGGAGCTGCCCGTCCTCGACAACGGCGTGGCCCAGCTCACCGAGTGTAAGTTCGACCAGTACAAGGAGGGCAAGAACAAGGGTGAGTGGTACTTCCAGGCACGTGGGATGGTCCATGAGCCGGAGTACGTCGGCCACGTCAAGACCAGGGGCCGGTTCACGATGATCCAGGAGCCCATGTGCGAGACCCCCGACCGGACCCGCAAGACGGTGAAGGAGCACGTCCAGTGGGTCATCAACCAGCTCAAGCTGCTGGGCGTCGATACGAGGGAGATGACCGCCGACGATTTGGAGGGGACGGCTGAGGCGTTGAAGGAGGCGGCCCCGTTCTTCTCCTTCCGCACTTGGAAGGGTCAGAAGCAGACCACTGGGACGTACGCCAACCAGGAGCCCAAGGTCAACCACGAGTGGCAGGGGGCGACGGAGTACACCCCCGAGGAGGCCGGCGGCGTGACCGAGGAGCCGATGCCCCAGCCCCAGGCCGCTCCCCCCAAGCCAGCACCTACCGCCAACAGGGCGGCCCCTGCGCCGGCCCAGCAGAAGGCCCCCAAGCCTGCCCCCGCTGCCCCGGAACCCAAGCAGTTCCATAACCAGTTCAGGGTGGGCAAGCCGGTGGCCGGCGTGAACAACGACCGCAGGCCGAACCCCACTGTCTCGACGGCTGCCCCCGCCGCCCCTGCCCCGAGGCCCGCTCCCAAGCCGGCCCCGAAGCCTGCGCCGCCCCCTCCCCCGGCGTTCGATGAGACGACTGACCTGGAGTACCTCGCCGGCCTCGCCTCCACCCCAGGCCCGCAGATGGACAACGCCCAGCAGGCCCTCAACGACCGTGCGATCAAGGCCGGCTACGCTGAGGAGGATGTCACCAACTGCGACGACTGGAACACCCTGATCGAGTGGATCAGGCAGGCCGAGAACCCAGAGGCGTCGGGCGAGGAGACCAACGACCAGGCCGAGAACCCCGGCGAGGAGGCGGCGTCCACGGCCCCGCAGGTGGAGTACGTCTACAACTACCTGCCGCCGAAGTCCAAGAAGCCGGTGGAGTGCGAGTGTGTGGGGGTTGATGAGGCGAACGAGACGGTCAGCCTCAAGAACCTCAACGACCCGAAGACGGTGTACAAGAACGTCCCCTGGGCCTCGCTGATCATGGAATGATCCTGCCCGCGAATCATGGCCGAGTCCCTTACACCCGCACCCCTGTAGGTGTCCAAGGGGCCTCCCAACTACCACTTGGGAGCAACGTCCTGGAGTCTACCCCTGCACTCCAGACCGGAGGCCATGACTCTCCCCCTCCCCATATTCATCCTTCGACGGTCCCAACATGATAACCCTAGACACCGAAACCACCGGCTTGGACCTTAACCACTCCAGCCGCCCCTTCTTCATCACGACGTGTACGGACGACGGGCAGATCAGCTACTGGGAATGGAACGTTGACCCCCTGACCCGTATCCCATACATCCCCCAGGAAGACCTGGCGGCCATCGGGGATTTGCTGTTCGTCGATGGCGACCGTGGTCCCATCGGGGACACGTCCTGGGGGGACGGACTAAACGGCGGGCTGATCCTCCAGAACCCCAAGTTCGACTTCGCCGCCCTCCGCTCCATCGGCTTCTGGGATGACTGGGACATCGACCAGGTCTGGACGGACGTGAGGGACACTCTGATGGCGGGACACCTACTCGCCTCCAACCATCCGCACGACCTGGGCTCCATGGCCGTCGAGTACGTCGGTGTGGACATCTCCCCGTTAGAAGTCGCCCTCAACAAGGCCGTGGAGGAGTGTCGTCGCTACTGCCGCTCGCATCTGCCCGATTGGCGCATCGCCAAGGAAGGGATGTTCGATCTGCCTTCGGCCAGTAACCGTCTCTGGGCCAATGACACATGGCTCCCCCGTGCCTTGGCCAAGCACCTCGGACATCCCGATGATCACCCGTGGTTCACCGTCCTGTCCGACTACGCCAACGGGGACTCGGCAATCACCGGCCTGATCTGGCAGCGTCAGCTGGCCGAGATCCGCCGCCGTAAGCTGTCGGCCATCTACAAGGAACGCCTCAAGCTACTCCCCATCGCCTACGAGATGGAGAGGAGGGGGGTTAGCCTCAGTGAGGAGCGGCTCAACGAGATCATGGGACGCTACGAGCGGGAGAGCTACGAGGCAGGGCAGAAGTGCCGCGAAATAGCGGCGTCATACAACCACGTCGTCAAGTGTAAGTGCGACGCTGGGGCTATACAAGGCACGAGCTATGCCGATAGAAAGACCGGCCCCGTCAAGAAGAGCAGACCCTGTAAGTTATGCGAGGGCAGGGGGTCACACGTCTTTGAACTGGACCTGCCCGCCGGGGCCTCCCCCAACAACTCCCTCCGCACGTTCTTCTTCGACATCCTGAAGGTGGAGCAGATCAAGGGGCACAAGTCCAAGACATCGGCCCCCACCCTCGACAAGTCGGCCATGCTCCACTACTCCGTCACCCTCCCCGAGGGCGAACCCCCCCACACGTTCGTCAAGACGCTACTGGCCAAGAGGAGCAGGGACACGGCCATCTCCTACATGACCAGCTATAAGAAGTTTCAGCTGCCATCAGAACACGAGGGGTATCACCGGCTCCACCCCAATCTCAACCCCACGGGCACGGCCACCCTCCGCTGGTCCTCCAACAACCCGAACGAACAGAACATCTCCAAGAGGGAGGGGTTCAACCTGCGGTACAGTTTCGGCCCCCTGCCCGGACGTGAGTGGTGGTCGATGGACGCCCAGAACATCGAGCTGCGCATCCCAGCCTATGAGTCCGGGGAGGAAGCCCTCATCGCCCTGTTCGAGCAGTCAGACGCCTCACCGTTCTACGGTAGCAACCATATGCTAGTGTTCTCCATCCTCTGGCCAGAGCTGTGGGCCAAGGCCATCGAGGAGGTCGGCCTGGACGGGGCGGCCAAGTACTGCAAGAAGAAGTACGCCGACACCTATTACCAGTGGACCAAGAACGGCAACTTCGCGGTCCAGTACGGGGCCATAGACCGGGAGGACGGGACGGGCACCGCCGACAGGGCATACCATCAGAAGGGGGCACATGCCAAGATCAAGGCTAAGTTCAGCAAGCTCACGGCCCTGAACGATAAGTGTATCAAGATGGCCGAACGCCTCGGGTACGTCGAGACGATCCCCGACCGCACGGTGGACCCCGACAGGGGCTACCCCCTACTCTGTACCAGGACGGAGCGGGGTCAGATCCTGCCCACCGTCCCCCTCAACTACCACGTCCAGAGCACGGCCATGCAGTGGACGAGCAAGGCGATGATCCGGTGCGATGAACAGCTGCGCCAGTGGAGGAGGGAGACGAGTCATACCCCCTCCCCCTTCGACGCCTTCCTGGTCATGCAGGTCCACGACGAGTGTGTGTTCGACTTCCCCAAGCGGGCCCACCCCAAGACGAACCCCAAGGCGTCCAACCTCGCCCGCATCCGAGTCATCCAGGGTCTCATGGAGAAGGGGGGCCAGGACATCGGCATCCCCACCCCGGTCGGCATCGAGTACCACGAGAACAATTGGTCAGAGGGCGTCACCATCTGACGCAGCCTTACTACTCCCCCAGAGAGTCCAGTCAATCACAGAGCTAGTCACCGTACTCATCTATTCAACAGGGACGAGATAAGATGATCCTGACAGTACAAGACCCCTTCGCCTCAGAGTTCGCACGGGTCCAGTTCAAGAACAAGTATTCCCACACCAAGTCCAGTGGCCACAAGGAGATTTGGGGCGAGATGACCCGGAGGGTGGTCGGCTCCGTCGTCGCCCCGTACATGCCTAACCTGGTGGACCCACTCACCAGACTCATCGAGAGCCGAAAGTTCATGCCGGGCGGGCGATACCTCGCCTCGTCGGGCCGCCGCTACCCGCAGATCAACAACTGCTTCCTATTCAGGGCCCAGGACAGCCGGGAGGGCTGGGCCGAGCTGGGCTTCAAGTGCACGTCGTCCCTCATGACCGGGGGCGGCATCGGGGTGGTCTACTCCGACGTGCGTGCCGAGAACGAGTACATCGAGGGCATGGGCGGCCACTCCACCGGCCCCCTGGCCCTGATGCAGATCCAGAACGAAGCGGGTCGTCACATCAAGCAGGGGGGCAGCCGACGCTCCGCCATCTGGGCGGGCCTCCACTGGTGGCACAAGGACGTGTTCCAGTTCATCAAGATGAAGGACTGGCCCGAGGTCGTCAAGCAGCAGAAGGCGGTGGACTACAACTTCCCCGCCACAATGGACGGCACCAACATCTCCGTTATCCTGGACGACGACTTCTTCATCGCCTACCGGACGCCGGGCTGGAGCAAGACCTACCGCACGGGACAGACCAGCTACACGGTCACCCATCAATGGGCCAGGGACGCATACTGGAACGTCGTGAGGTCTATGCTAATCAACGGAGAGCCAGGCTTCAGCATCGACACGGGGGATAACACCGGCGAGAACCTCCGCAACGCCTGCACCGAGGTCACCTCCTCCGACGACTCCGACATGTGTAACCTCGCCAGCTGGAACCTGGCCCGCTTCGACTCACTCCAAGAGTTCCAAGACGCCCAGCCCCTCGGGGCCGCCTTCCTCCTCTGCGGATCGTTGTACTCCAAGCTACCCATCGAGAACATGTACCGCGTCAGGGAGAAGAACCGCCGCCTGGGGCTGGGCCTCATGGGCCTACATGAATGGCTCCTCAAGAGGGGCTACCGCTACGGCCCCAACCCGGAGCTGGGCCAGTGGATGACCGCCTACGCCCAGAGCGGGGCCCACGCCAACCTCCACTGCGACCGACTCGGCATCTCCCGGCCCGTCGCCACCAGGGCACTCGCCCCCACCGGCACGATCAGCATCGTGGGGGAGACGACGAGCGGGTGTGAGCCCATCTACGCCGTGGCCTACAAGCGGCTGTACCTCGACGGTTCCGTCTGGAAGGGTCAGTACGTCGTGGATGCCGCCGCCCAACGGCTGATCCAGAGCGGCGTGGACCCCTCCCTCATCGAGGACGCCTACACCCTGGCGGAGGACGTGGAGAGGCGGATCAACTTCCAGGCATGGCTCCAGACCTACGTGGACCACGGCATCTCCTCGACGATCAACCTACCGGCCTGGGGCAGCGAGCACAACAACGAGTCCCTCGTCAGCAAATTCGGCAACACCCTCATGGACTACCTGCCGGACCTTCGGGGCATCACCGCCTACCCAGACGGCAGCAGGGGCGGACAGCCGCTCACCCGGATGCGCTACGAGGACGTGAAGGACCAGGTCGGCATCGAGTTCATCGACCACTCGGAGCACTCATGCGTCTCGGGGGTCTGCGGCAACTAGCTCCCACGTCGTCATCCCTTCACCCGCCTTCGCCCAGCCTCCCCTTGCTCCACCTACTTCCCCCAGAGAAACGGGGAATGGGGGTAGGGATTAGGTACCCATTTAGAGACGTTCTACGTGGCTCTAACGGCCTCGGATCGGTTAGACTAGGTATCTAGCCTTTCGACTACGAAGGGCCGTTAGAGCACCGTAGAACGTGGCTAGTGACCACGACTATCTCCCCCGTCCTCCGCATGAGGAAGCTATGCTGATCGACCATGTGCTAAAGCTCGACGTGTACGAACGGTTCCTGTACTGGATCAAGGAGAGGGAGTCCATCAGGGAGAAGAAGGCGGCGGGCCTCCCCCCTCCCTGGACGGACGACTTCATCCTATCCGCCTACCGTTTCTGCAACGTCCGGCGGATGGACGACAAGGTGAGTGACTGGCTGTTCAAGTACTGGTACCGGACCTACTTCGATCACGACAACATGCTCGTGGCCTGCGCCCTCGCCCGGTTCATCAATTTGCCGTCGTCCCTGCAGGCGATCACGACGTTCGTGTTCGGCCCGAAGTACCGGCCTGACCTCGTCAAGACAGTGCTACGCTCCCTGAAGGAGGCGGGCGATACCGTCTTCAACGGGGCGTATATGGTGCGAGGCAACGACGGCCAGGACAAGCTGGATTCCGTTGTGGACTTCTACGTCCAGCCCCTGTACGACAACCCGCCCCGGATCTACCGGGGGTCGATGGAGAAGACCCACGCCGGCCTGGAGGGGGCCTACGGCTTCGGCTCGTTCATGGCGGGCCAGGTCGTGGCGGACCTGCGGTGGGCCATCGACGGGACGTGGGATGACCGCAACGACTGGGCACCCATCGGCCCTGGATCGGCCAGGGGGATGAACCGGCTCATGGGCCGCCCCCTCGACAAGCCCCTCTCCCAGGGGTCATTCCTCCAAGACCTTCAGCCGGTGATGATGGCGTTCTCCACCTACCTCCCAGACGCCCTGGTACAGAAGATGGAGGCCCACGACTGGCAGAACTGCCTGTGCGAGTTCGATGGATACGAGCGGGTCTTACACGGCCAGGGGCGTAAGAAAGAACTGTATCGATCGGGAGCCAAATATGGTTATTAAGCCGTTGAAGAGGAGGATCTGGCCTAATAGTCGAAGCCTAAAGAAGTTCACTCCGACGTGCGGTATTTATGAGATTCTCCATCGACCTACTGGCCGTCGGTATGTGGGATCTTCTGCCGAGGTAGAGAAGAGATTATATTGGCACTTCGCCATGCTGCGCAAAGGAACTCACCATTGTACGTTTTTACAGAACGTATGGAATAAGTACGGGCCTGACGGGTTTGAAACCTTTCTACTAGAGCAGTGTTACGTCGATAAACTAATCGAAAGAGAACAATATCATATGGACTCCTCTTCCCCCTACTCCCTCATGAACTTAGAGGGGACGGCTAGGGCGACCAGGGGATGGAAACATTCTGAAGAGGTAAAACTCAAGATATCAGAAACAGCCAAAAGAGTCGGGGCCGATCCGACGGAAAGGCAGCGCAGGTCAGAACGGGCTAAACTACAACATAGACAAGGTAACATTGGGAGGGAGAAGGGTACTCCCAGACCCAGAATATGTCTAGTCTGTATTGAGCCATTCGTCCCCAACCGACTCAATGGAGGACAGATCAGTCAGTCTGCCTACTGTATTGAATGCAGACCAGAACACAAGGGCGGTAATTACAAGTATGAGCGTGCCCTCCACGGAGAGGGTAAGCCCAAGCAGCTGTACCGTTCGGAGGGGAGAGTATGAACGCCTCTAGAAGACTGTATAAGTCCCACGCTATCCTACATACCGCTTCCATAGATGTCAAAGTGCTCAGAATCGACAAACGTCAGATGACTATGGGAGTGTTCCGTCAGCTACCAGAATCGCCTGTAGTGGATACAGGGTTTTGTCTGAACGGTCAGATGTGGGGTATTGTGAGGTATACGTGGAAGGAAACTCCCCAATGGGCTACAGCTTATGTAGTATGGGAGCATGAAGGAACGCTCTACAAGAGTCCGATAGTTACGAATTGGAAGGAATGCGAGGAACTAATCCTAATTGACGATAAGTATCTGAATCAACGTATGGAGGGACTTACGGGATACTATGACCCCCCCTGTGGAGGAATACCTATGCAAGAAATGGCTAGGGTAGTCAGTAAAGGTCCAACGTCTAAATGCGGTATGTACGAATGGATAGAGAATGTTTTTAACTTCATTCAAATGATAGAACAGTTAGACCAATTATTCATAGCGGTGTAACTATGATCGTCCAAGTACGCGGCACGTCCGGCAGCGGCAAGACGACAGTCATGCGTAAGGTGATGGACTCTCTCATGTGGGAGTCCGTCTACAAGGAGAAGCGCAAGAAGCCTCTGTTCTACCGCTCAGCTGACCCCCAGCTGGAGAACATCTTCATCCTCGGACACTACGAGGAGAGTGCCTGCGGGGGCTGCGATACGATAGGCTCAGCCGCAGCCGTCTACGAGCTGATACGTTCAATCAACAACGGGGTGATCCTCTGCGAGGGGCTACTGCTGAGCGAGGATACCAAGTGGACACTCCACCTGGCGAAGACCGATAAGATCCCGGTGGAGTGTCTGTTCCTCACCACTCCCCTGGAGAGGTGTCTGAAGCAGATCAAGGGACGGAGGGAGGCGGCGGGCAACACAGACAAGCTAGACCCGTCCAACACGACCAACAGAGTCAGGACCATCGAGCGGGCCAGGACCAAACTGTCGGAGGCGGGGGTGAGTTGCCGGCGGGTTTCGCCGGAGCAGGCCCCCGAGGTCATCATGAACCTACTGAGGCTTCACGCTCAGAGGGGGGACTAATGGATCAAGAACAGAGCTGGGTCGCCATCCAGACGGTGGGCGACGACGACAACACGGCGGCCACGAACTACGCCCACTTCATGTCCAAGGAACCGAGGGAGGGCTTGGGGCCGATCCGGGAGATCAACGACCGTATCATGGGGCGTACCAAGGTCAGGGACATGCTCATCGGCATGGTCCGTAACGCCTCCAACGACAACAAGAAGTCGGTGACGGCTTACCTGTCGCCCTACCCCCATACCCGCATCGACACCGCCAAGCCGCTCCAGGGATGGTACAAGGGGCTACACGAACCCAAGGGGACTCGCCCCCGCCCGTGTTTCACTGAGGCCGTGCTGACCGAACCCTACGGCGGATGGTGTGCAGTGGGCTGCGCCTTCTGCTACGTCAACTCAGGGTTCCGGGGATACCGGGGTAGCGGTCTCATCACCGTGCCGATGAACTACGGCAAGCAGATCAGGGATCAGCTCAAGAAGATGAACAGAGCCACGGCGGGCTACTTCTCCAGCTTCACCGACCCGTTCCTGCCGCTGGAGGCTTACTACCACAATACCCAGGAGGCCGCCACGGCGTTCGTCGAGCTGGGCCTGCCTGTGTTCTTCCTGTCCCGGCTCCGCTACCCGACCTGGGCCATCGACCTGATGACTCAGAACCAGCACAGCTACGCTCAGAAGAGCATCAACACGTCCAACCCCGAGGACTGGCACCGCCTCTCTCCGGGGGCCATGAGCTACCGTCAGCACCTGGCCGATATCACCAGGATCAAGAAGAGAGGCGTGTACGTCAGCATCCAGTGCAACCCCATCGTCCCCGGCGTTACGTCCCACAGCGACATCAAGAAGCTGTTCAAGGAGTTGGCTCACGCCGGGGCGGATCACGTCATCGTGAAGTTTGTGGAGGCCGGCTACAGCTGGGCACCGGCGATGACGGAGCGCATGATCAAGAGGTTCGGGGAGAGGGGTCATGAGTTCGCCTCCCTGTTCACGGAGAACATCGGGGGTCAGAGGTGCGTCCAAGAGGAGTACCGTCTCAACGCCCACGAAATGTACTCCAAGTGGGCTAAGGAGTACGGGCTGACCTACGCCACGTGCTACGAGTACCGCTACGAGCGGAACACCGACGGCTCCATCAAGGACAAGACGGGTGTCAGCATCGGCAGGGAGTACACTACGGCGGCCCAGTGCCACGGTCAGGCCGTCCCGATGTACACCCGTCAGTCGTCCGATCAGCCGTTCGCCCCGGTGGAGGAGTGCCCCCCGTCGGGCTGTCTCTATTGTGCCTCGGAGAACGAGGAGGCCCCCGGCACGGCCCGATGCGGTGACCCCCTCGCCGGTCAGGCCAACGCCCTGAAGCTGTCCGACTACCGTCAGCCGGTCGGGCAGGGCAAGGCCCGCACGTTCTCCCTCAACGTCGTCACCCCCGTCAAGGAGGGCTGCGGTGAGTAAGCCTTCCCTCCCCCACGACAACCTCAGTGTCTACGACTTCGGCCAGGCCCTCCTGGACGCCAACGATCTGGACCCGGTCTATGCCCTGGTCGTACACACCCCTATGGACCTCGCCCAGTTGGAGAGGTGGCTACTCGCCTACTGGGGCTTCTACCACATCGGTACAGCCTGTTGGATCGCTGAGAGACAGGAGGGCTATTGGGATAGGTTCTTCGCCGCCGCCGGGTCGAAGGACTACCCCCGCTCCTCGGAGCGCAGACACTTCAGAGGGGACAACGCTCTCAAGTCCGTGACCTACCTCCGGGGGGTCGGACTGGAGTCTCTGTTCGGCTACTTCGATCAATCATCGTTCCGGCCCTATCCCTTACAGGCCAGTCAGGTGATGGGGTACGTCCAGAGCTGGGTAGGCTTCGGCCCGTGGATAGCGTTCAAGGTAGCCGACATGCTGGAGCGCATCGGCTACTGCGACATCACCTTCTCCCTCGACGACGTCATGTATGACTCCCCTGCCAAAGCCGCCATGACTCTATGGGAGATGGAGGGGCAGCCCCACGCCGGCTTTAACAACCAAGGTAGCTGGGCGGTCCAGCGTATACTCTCCAATCTGCTACTCCCCGACGGCACGCTGCCCTACGCCCCCCCACGAGGCTTCAGGCCTGTCGGATTCCAGGAGGCGGAGACGATCCTGTGTAAGTGGAAGAGCTACCTGGGGGGGCACTACGAAGTGGGGGAGGACGTGCTCCACTGTCGTGCGGCACTCGCCCGGTTCGCCCGTTCCAATCTCTCCCAGAGAATGTACGGCGGCGGCAAGAGGGCAAAGCTATGGTGACTCAGTACAGGAGTCGTATCGTCTGCGGCGGGATGCTCCGAGAGAACACTCCGGTCCAGCACTATCCCGAGTGGGGACTATGGGTCAAGCGGGAGGACTTGGCCTGCCCCCCTCCAGGCCCTCCCTTCTCTAAGACGAGGGGGGTGTACAACCACGTCGCCTCCCGCACCGAGGAGATCATCGCAGCCCTCGACACCTACCACTCTCAGGCCGGTCACGCCGTGGCGAGGGCATGTCAGGTGTTGGGCAAGCAGTGTATGAACTTCTACCCAGACTTCAAGCACGAGCCGGGACCACGGGGGCCTCAGCTCAGGGCGAGGGAGCTGGGGGCCACCCTCCACCCGCTGAAGGCTGGGATGTCCGCCGTGCTCTGGCATCAAGCTCGCAAGGCTACCGAGAGCCTCGGTGGCTATATGATGCCCAATGCTTTGAAGCTCACGGAGTCCGTCGATGAGACGGCGAGGGAGTGTAACAACGTACCCAAAAACTTCGACATGGTGATCATCCCAGCCTCGTCGGGGACCATCGCCTCGGGGGTAATCAGGGGTCTGGGCCCGTCCCCCGTCTACGTCATCCATATGGGGTACTCCAGGGCCCACGGCGAGCTGCTGGGCTACATCAGAGATAAGAGCGGGGTCTCGGAAGACTCCATCACCCTGGTCGATGAGGACTACGCCTACAAGGCTAAGGCCCGTGAAGGCCCCAGCCCTCCGTGGCCCTGTAACGCCTACTACGACCTCAAAGCGTTCCGCTGGTGGGCCAGGGTCAAAGACGACTACCGGCACGCCAAGGTACTCTTCTGGAACATCGGCTGAGCTACGCCAGCTTACACTGAGGACCATCCATGCGGCCTACACCAGACTACTGGGAGTTTCCATCAGTCATACG